GGCTCAATGATTGATAGCAAGTGGACATCCTGTGGACAGATCGTACTGGGTGAGGCTGACATCTCAGGCTCCAGCATCCTCACCTCGACGGTGGCTGCTGATGAGGGCGCTGTGTACGACAACCGCACCACGACAGGTGCAACTGACATCTCTGAGCTGGACAACTGCACCTTCAGTCAAGGCACCAACGCGCACCATGCAATTCGCTTCGGTGCCAACGTGGACGATGACATCACGCTGACCGGCATTGACTTCAATAACTTCTCAGCGGTTGCTGACTCGAACGGTGCAACGCTGCGCTTCGATGCCACGACAGGCACCATGAACGTCAACCTGATTGATTGCACGGTAGACGGTAACCCGGCAACCACATCGAATGTGGGTGTGGACGACGCAGCAGGCATTACAGTGACACTGGTGGTCAACCCGGTCACGACCAAGGTGACAGTGGTGGACGCAGCAGGTGACCCGATCGAGAACGTCAGGGTGCTGGCTGAGACATCAGACACAGGTGGTGGCGCAGGCTTCCCATATCGTCTGGCAGCGACAGCATCAGGACTGACATCAACGGGCACGACAGCGACCTTCGTGGCTTCAGCAGCGCATGGTCTGGTCACTGGTGACTATGCAGTGGTGCGTGGAGCACAGCCTGATGACTACAACAAGCAGACGCAGATCACAGTGACGAACACGACCACGTTCACCTACCCGGTAACCACTGGGCTGACCTCACCAGCGACAGGATCACCAACGGTCACGTATGCACCGTTGAGTGGGCTGAGCAACTCGCTGGGCGTGATCCAGTCATCGAAGACATGGCCTGCGGCTCAGGGTGTAAGTGGTCGATGCAGGAAGAGCACAAGCAGCCCGTACTACAAGACAGGACGATTCACCATCACTGACGCGAGCGGTGGGTCTGACGTAACGGTCCAGATGATTCTGGACGAATAACAGGGGTAAGACATGACGACATTTGGCAGCACAACAGAAGATGCAGACGGTGTACCGATTGGTTCGGGTGACGGCATCGATCGTGGACCACCAGAAGAGATGCGCATGACCGAGGCTGAGCTGCGTGGTGACATGCAGGCAATCAGCGCGGCTAAGCTGAGCATGGGTGAGATCGCCACGGTGCAAGGCATTCGCGAAGAGAACTTGGTTCTCAAGGCGATGATGGATGACCTGACTGAGCAGCACAACAAGATGATCGGGATGATTGGCACGATGCGCAATGAGCTGGAGCAGTTCAAGTCGCAGTGGAACATCGAGCGCCAGTCATGGCTTGCCAAACGTGGAGGGAGCACTACGCCAGAGGACAACTAAATGGCAATGACACTCGACCCAGCAACGAAGGTATTCACTATCAATCAAGCGGACCTCACGCTTGTGCAGGGCACACTGTACTCTGCTGATACGGATGCGCTGCGGAAAGAGATGATGTTATTGCTGGCGAGCGAGCCGTACATCTGGATGCCTGACTCGTTCAATCACAACACCGAGGTGGTCGTGGCTGGCGTGACGTATGCACGCACGCTGACTACGCTCAACGGATACAGCTACACCTTCAGCCCTGACTCGCAGTGGTCAGTCAGGCTGGAGGGTAGCAACAACGACTTCTGGGACATCGAGGCAGGCTTCCTGAATCAGAATCAGGTGCAGGTGATCCCAACTAACTCGGCTGGTCTCATCGTGAATGAGGGGCAGTCACTGGGTCAGGCAGACTTGGACAACATCGCTGATGCCGTCGCAGACGAGGCACTGGCAGGGCACACAACAGCAGGCACGCTTGGTAAGGCAATCATCGACATCGAAGCAGACACGACCAGCATTGAAGGCAAGATCGACATCATCGACACGAATGTTGATGCACTGCCGACAGCTGCCGACAACGCAGACGCTGTGTGGGACGAGCAGATCGATGACCACCTCGCCGCAGGCAGCACAGGGTCGTGGCTGAAGAACAAGGTTCTCACCGTCGCGAAGTACTTAGGTCTCTCATGAACATGCCAGCAGCACAATTCGGAACGCATGAGGCCGCAGCAACGTGGACCTACATGCAAGCCGTCGAGATGCGCAACAACATGCGCAAGTTCGTTGCTGATGCGTGGCACGTGGTAGAGCCGGGTAAGCCCTTCAAGACTGGCTGGCACATCGATGCCATCTGTGACCACCTCACGTATGTATCACTGGGTGATATCGATGACCTCGTGATCAACATCCCACCACGACACTCGAAGTCCACAGTCGTTGCCGTCATGTGGCCTGCTTGGGAATGGATATGGCGACCGTCTACTCAGTGGCTCTTTGCGACCTATGCTTCCAGTCTGACGATCCGCGACAGTGTGAAGTGCCGACGACTCATACAGTCACCGTGGTATCAGGAGCACTTCGGAGACTGCTACCAGTTGTCGAGCGACCTGAACCAGAAGGGCCGCTTCGACAACAACTACTACGGCTACAGGCTGGCGACATCTGTCGGTGGTACGGCTACCGGAGAGGGCGGCGACAGGATCGTAGTTGATGATGCGCACAACATGAAGGAGATCAACTCCGACACCGTGCGTAAGGGCGTGATCGACTGGTGGCGTGACACCATGTCCACTCGTGGCAACGACATGAAGAAGCTGGGCCGAGTCATCATTGCTCAGCGTGGTCATCATCAGGACCTGCCGGGTCACTGCATCGCTACTGGTGGGTGGGTGCATCTCAATCTGCCGGGTTACTTCATGCCCAAGACGCGCTGCATTACCAAGGCGAAGAAGGACAGCCTGAGAACCGTACCAGCGAGAGACGATGGCATCTTCACCATGGGTGACCATGTAGAGCCGCTGAAGAAGGATCAGGTGATCTTCGTTGACCCGCGCAACAAAGAGAATGACCTGTTACAGGAAGATCGCTTCGGTCCCAATGAGATGGCTAAGCTGTCCATGGAACTGACCGAGCGTGGCTTCGAGGCACAGATTCAGCAGAACCCATCGGCTCGTGGTGGCAACATCATGAAGGAAGAGCACTGGCGTGAGTGGACTGATGAGGGACTGCCGAACATCAGCATGATCATCCAGAGCTACGACACCGCATTCGAGGAAGACGAAGAGAGCGACTTCAGTGCCCGGACCACGTGGGGTGTGTTCGAGCATGAAGAGTATCTCGACCCGAAGCTGCCATGGACTGCCAAGTACAAGGGTCAGACACGACTGTGCCTGATCTTGCTGGAGCGCATGAACCTGCGCATGGAGTTCCCAGAGCTGAGGGATAACGCGATTGAAGCAGCACAGCTCTGGAAGCCCGACAAGGTGCTGATCGAGAAGAAAGCATCTGGACACTCTCTGGCGCAGGAGCTGCGACGTGCAAACCTGCCAGTCGCACGAATCAAGGTCACTGACTCGAAGTTCGTGCGAGCGCACGCCGCATCTCTTGTGCTTGAGCGTGGTTGCGTGTTCTATGTGAAGCGCAACTGGGCGAATGAGGTCATCACCCAGTGCGGTAACTTCCCGGCAGACGATCACGATGACTTGGTTGACACCTGCACCATGGCAATGCTGTGGCTGCGTAAGAAGTGGTCAGCTGATTTCCTTGACGACGACGACGACGACAACGACAACCTAATGCGCCATGTCAACAAGCCAGTGCGCACTTATGGCGGCATTAGAGGGGCTAACTGATGGCAAAACGATTTGAGGATGACGCACCACGAGCAGCTGAGATGCCGGTCGAGGACGAGGGATTCACTGGCATGGTGGGCGATGCCAGCGTGCAGCGGCGCGGCGAGAGGGCGGTGGTTGACTTCAACCCCGGCGCGAACCGTATGTCACAGGATGACAGCGATGAGCACGCAGCCAACATCATGTTCGACCTCAGCAGGCAGGAGCAGGCTGACTTAGCGAACAACATCTGTGAGTGGGTGGACGTTGACCTTGAGGCTCGTAAGGATTGGGAAGCTCGCATGGACCAAGCCATGGAGCTGTTGGGCCTGCGTAACATACCCGGTGAAGAGCTACCCTTCGATGGTGCGAGTGCAGTGACGTATCCACTCATCGGGGAGGCGGTCGTGCAATTCCAAGCGCGTGCCATCGAAGAGGTATTTCCCAGTGAAGGTCCGGTCAAGACCAAGATCGTTGGTGAGATGACTCGCGAGAAGGAAGAGCAGGCCGAGCGCATCAAGAATCACATGAACTACCAGATACTGGATCAGGATAGGTCCTACTTCTGGCAGGTGGACCAGATGTTGTTCTACTTGCCGCTGGCTGGTTCGGCATTCAAGAAGACCTACTACGACTCAGTGAGTGACATGGTGGTTAGTCGCTACATCCAGTCACCTGACTTCATCGTGCCGTACATTGCGACCGACCTTGCCAGTGCGCCGCGCTACACGCATCGCATGTTCAAGAACAACAGCGAGATGAGGAAGCTGTTCGAGACAGGCTTCTGGGAAGAGATCGAGCTACCTGACTCCACACCGTACACCTCAGATGCAGCGGACGATCGTGAACATCAGGACCGTGACCAAGCGGACTCACGTCAGCCTGAGATGCACAGCGATGACAACGTGTACACCGTCTACGAGTGTCATTGTGACCTGATGCTGGATGCTGATCAGGAGCGCTACAGTCGCAACTCACCACTGCCATACATCGTCACCATCGAGCGCAGCACGCGAGAGATTCTTTCCATCAGGCGCAACTGGAAAGAAGACGATGAGAGGATGCAGAAGCGCATCTGGTTTACGCACTACAAGTACCTGCCGGGTCTTGGCTTCTACGGCTTCGGTCTGCTGCATCTCGTCGGCAGTGTAGCTGAGGCTACGTCAGGCACGATCAGGGCGCTGCTGGACTCAGCTGCCTTCGCCAACATGCAGGGCGGCTACGTGTCCAGTGACGCGAAGATGAAGCCGGGTGACGAGCACATCGAGCCGGGACTGTACAAAGAAGTGAACATGACGGCAGAAGAGCTGAACCGCGCCTTCTACACGCCACCGTTCAAGGACCCAAGCCCAGCACTTGCCAAGCTGTTCGAGGTGCTACTTGAGGCAGGCAAATCATTCTCGGCTTCAACCGAAGTGTTGACAGGCGAGGCATCAAATACTGGTCCGGTGGGTACAACCATCGCTCTCATAGAACAAGGCTCCAAACCGTTCTCTGCCATCCATCGTCGCCTTCACATGGCGGCGGCAGAAGAGTTCAAGCTCCGCGCTGAACTCAACTATGAGTTCCTGCCGGACCAGTACCCTTACAAGGTACAAGACGCTGAATCAGTCGTGCTCAGGCAGGACTATGACGGACGTGTCGATATCATCCCGATCAGTGACCCGAACATCTTCAGCTCGACGCAGAGGATCGCTCAGGGTCAGGCACTGATCGAGCTGGCTGACTCGCACCCGCAGCTCTACAACCAGATGGAGTGCCATGAGCGCTTCCTGCGAGCCATCCGCATCCCTGACTACGAGCAGTGCTTGCAGAAAGAAGAGCCGATGCGTCTCGACCCGATCACTGAGAACATGCAGATGATGCAGGGTCAGTCAGCGAATGCGTTCCCAGATCAGGATCACGACGCACACATTCAGGTCCACATGAACTTCGTCAACGGCTTGCTGCCGGAAGCACTGGAGCAGCTGGGGCCGATCATGCAGGCGCATATCGCTCAGCACCTTAGCTTCAAGTACTGGGTCGAGATGAACAAGCAGATGGGTGGGCAGTTGCCGCCACCGGGATCGTTCTCACCAGAGCAGCCGCTTGATCCGCAGATGGAGATGCAGATCGCACAGGCCGCAGCTCAGGTGCCGCAGATAGAGATCATGGACCCAAGCATGTCCATGAATGAGATGGAGGAAGGCTTCGAGGCTGATGAGCGCAGGAAGGACGACGCGCACATGCGCGAGCAGGCACGCAAGGACGAGGCAACACTGGCTGACATTGAGCGTCAGGAGATGGCTGCGATGAGTTCAGAGCAGCGCAACGACTTCATGGCGAAGCGGAAGGAGATTCGTGAAGAACGAGCCAACCAAGCCAAGATCGAACGAGACAACAAGCTGGCAGCGGCAAAAGCTGCGCAAACGAAAAAGGCACGACCGAGTGGCACAAATTAAACCGAAAGATGTGCGTGCAGCACGCGAGTTCCTGCGTAAGCGGGGAGTTCGTGGTGTATCCCCTCGACAATTCGCCCGTTCCGCACAGGAGACCGGCGCAACCTACTCAACACTGCTCGATAAACTGGCAGGCGTAGCAACAAGGAAACTGAAAAATGCAAATGACACTTAGGCAATACGTGAGAGAACTTCAGGGCGGTCTCAATCAGGCCATCGGCGCAAACTCATTGCAGCTTGGTAAGGGGCAGTGTGCGAACTTCGAGGAATACAAGACCAAGGTCGGCTTCATCAAGGGGCTTGAGGCAGCGAATGAGATGGCAAACAACTTCCTGCGACAGATCGAGGACGCTGCACATGAGGCTGAAAACAGTCTTCCTGAGATGCCAGTAGCGCCACCGTCACCGGGGCCTGCGCCGGGAGCTGACAAATGAGTGAGGTTGGATTCATAAAGCCTACCAATGACGTTGCAGTTGAGCTGCCGGTCATACCGGTCGGCTGGCGCATACTGGTGCGCCCGTTCGAGCCACCGAAGCAGTCTGCCGGTGGTATCGCATTGCCAGACGAAGCACGCGAGTCAGAAGAGCACCTGACCTATGTTGGTCAGATCGTAGCCATGGGTGACCTGTGCTACAGGGCAGTCACTCGCTCAGGCATCAGTCTGGCAGACATGGACCCGAAGCCAAAGGTTGGCGACTGGATCATGTACGGCACCTACGGTGGTCAGAAAGTGATCACCAAGGCTGGCACCAAGTACCTCATGATGAATGATGACGGCATCATGGGGATCGTAAAAGACCCGGCAAGTTTCCGGGCCTATCTATAACAGGGGACAGTCATGGGACATGAAAATGAAATTGTCTTCGAGGACCTGCACGGTGTGCATGAAGACGAAGAGATGACAGTAGATTTGGACGCTGCCACGAAAGACGATGGCATTACGCGCACTCCCGCTGATCAAGCGGCAGGCGATGATGACAGAGACGACGACGACATCCGAATTGACGAGCTTCGCTCCGCAGACGCTGACGATGAGTCAGCAGCCGATGTGAAGCCCGACGACAAGGATGACGCAAGTAAGGGCGGTGAGGATGACGAGTACTCGAAGAAGGTGAAAGCTCGCATAGCACGCGAACAACGCGCCAAAGCAAAGGAGCGTGATCGTGCTAATTACTGGGAGAACCAAGCCAAGGCCATGGCGAAGGATTCCTACGAGCGAGACAAGAAGTCTTTGGCGAGGGAAGTCGAACAGGCCGACAACAGTTATAAGCAGGTGCAGGCCGACCTCAAACGAGCTATTGAGGACGGTAATACGGACGATCAGGTGCGTCTCACGACGCAGCTCTCTGATCTGAAAGCTGACCGGGTTATGGCACAGTCGCGCCTTGATGACTTATCACCGGATGGTAATGTGCAACCGTTTGATGGTAAAGTTACCCCAGAAGGTAGGAAATCCGACAAGTCGCTTGCGACCCAATGGATGGATGACCGGGGAGATTGGTACGGTGCGCGAGGCTTTGAGCGCCAGACGCGCCTTGCCAATCGCTTAGATAAGGAAGTGTACGCGGACGGTTATCGTCCTGATTCGCCTGACTACTTCACGGAACTAGACAGGCGACTGAAGGAAAAAGAGCCGTCACTGTACGAGGACTTGGATGCTGCCGGTGATGCCGACACGACTGACGACAAGCCAGATAAAAAACGTGGCAAACAGGTCGTCGCTCCAGTC